GTTGCGCGCGGTCCCAAAGGGACGTTAAAGTCAGGATAAATCCCAACTAATGATGAATACCTAAATGGCATTCGGAATAATTGTGGTAAAATACAACAAAGGAACATTCAGAAAAAATACGGCTGAATAATCCGCTCCTGCATGATAATAAGCATCAATAGCAGGATTAATTGGTAAGGCAGTTGATGGAAGAGCAGTAGTGGTTACACGAGCTACAATTCGAATAGCCTCATCAGAAACAACAACCGCTGGATTACATATCGTGCTTCCAATGTTATTATGCCTGGTAGGCAAAAAACGAAATTTGGAATACATAGGAGATGAAAACTCAACGGATGGAATCACACGAGTAGGAGCCACAGACATACCAAGAGACCCACCAAAATTGGCCTCTAACAAATTTGCCATGGCGGCTCCCCCCGAAAGTGTAGTTGTCCCTGAAGCTCCAATGCCAGTGGAGTTATCGCCCAAATAAACAGCAGGATACCTCATAAGGTGACATCGGGAAGCATTAAGCACAGTAAATTGCAAATCAGAAAAATTCAAAGGATGAAATTTCCAAACAACAGAACCCCTTTGGCCCAAAAAAGCAGGAGTAACATATGTTAATGGAGAAAATGGTACAAAATTAAAACGAGATGGCCCAGCCGCAGCAGAATGTAATGACCGCGAGGTAGGAGAAACATGAGCAAAAGTAGTCAATACAGATCCAGGACTACGTGGTTGACGAGGCATCTGAGCCACGTATTGAAATGATCCTCCAGCAGTAATTGGCATAGTCCATTGACCAAGCTTCATACACGTATAAAAATTTGTTCTATGAAACAATTGGCGAATGGATAAAATACGTTCTCCCATGAAAACCAAGGAAGATGAGTCACGAGCTGGACGAATCACCGGACATAAACAATCGGGCTTCTCATCTGGCACATCACTCTCCGCAATCACCTTCGGACCCTGATACAATAAAGGTTGTGTATAAGTTAACGTACCCGGCACAGTATCAACTCCTGCCTCCGACGGCACAATGTCATCTGGGGCAGCGAACTCAAAATCCGATCCACACGAAGCAAAAACCAAAATATAGGCTGGAGAAGAGACCGTGCCAGCTCCAAGAGCAGTCAAAACCTCCACACGCCAGGCACCATTATAAGCAGTAGTGCTATATGGAGCAGTACCAACCGTACCATTCGCAAAGGTAATATTACGAGTAAAATTACCATTTGTCAAAGTAGGCGTAGTAGTAAGACCCAAAAGATCACACCAATGTGTAGGCTGCATATAAGGAATTTCCATTTCAAATTCAGTGGTCTCAGAAATGTCCACAATACGTGTCAAAACTCGCCCTTCAGCGATAGTTGCTGGAAAATCCCCAGCAGGATCATATATAAAACGCAAACGACCCTTATGGAATGGAGAAGCAACAATAACAAAACGATACTTAATGGATCCACGCCAAAATCTAAACATGTTTGAAATCCACGCAAATGGGGGCAAAGCCATTGAAGCATATTTATACGGTAAAGTGCCAGTAGTAGCCACATTATAAGCGTATGTTTCAGGCGTAACATTTGCAGAAATCAATCCCGTGCCTGAAGTGGACGTAGTAGCCCATGGTACAAGTCCTAAAAAAGATTCTCTTTGAACCAAGGATGCAATACTCAACTCATCTTCCGAGGTATGACCAGATACGGATGGATCAATAGACAATTCATTCTTAGGATCCAACGATAATTTCTCTACGGGGAGAGAAATATCGGCTGATGCCATCTGATTAAGAAAACTAGGTCGCATAGGCATCGTATCAGCCAAGACTGGTGGATTAGTAAATCCAAATGCAGAAGCGAACATTCCTACACCCTTAAGTGCAACAGAAGTCGCCTTAGCATACTTACCAATCATAGGAACTTGACCCAAAGCATTGACATATTCCGACGCAGCAGAAGCTACATCAGAAACAACACCCTTACCATATTCATCCTTAGACTGATAATTTAGAGTAGGACCATTTAGATCAATCTCATCACACCAGGCATACACATTATACGTGATAACATCAGTAACCGCAGTAGTAGCTGTAGCCAAAGGAAAGAAAGTCTCCAAAGTCAATCTTCCCATATGACTAAGATTATTCGCATTATTAGCGAGATTTCTCAAATCAATCCATTCCTGTGGACTAACAAAAGGCAAAGTCATATCACATCCCATATTCGCCTGAGGAGCAAAAAAGGCACGAGGTCTCTGTGAGCGCAAAATAGCGCCCTGAGTCTGTGCAGCATTAAAAGTAACATCATCAACCATATCAGCTGAAGAAAATGAATCAGCAGTGGGTGTTCCACACAAAGGCATATATGTCATCATTCCATACGTATATCGAAAAGGTCCACAATTGCAGACCACCTTAACGTGCAATTTAGCACGCAAATAAGCATATCCTGAAATCTTGTTCGCAACTGTGGGATGCGTGAAATAAAGATTCCAGGGAAAAAGGGTTTGGTACAAATTGGCTCCCTCAGCCTGCGTATATGAAGCAATACGTATAGGCCGAGCAAACCAAGTACTCAAATCAACGCCAGATAATCCAAAGTCCGCATCAATGATGCCTGGTTGAACCTCTGCTATATCAGTAATATCATCCTCAAATTTAATAAGTGCAGCGAGTCATGTTTTTAAGTGGAAATTAACTCAATCGTCCACCGATTCTTGTTCCGCGTGCGCCAACACTCCCCTAAATAGGGGTGGACCGAAATCCAAGCTCTTCATATATCCTCTCATTCAATTTCGGAACTAACAAAAATAAACAATCAAACTAAGTAACTATATACAAAGCGATATTTTGGTTCAAGACGTATATCTAACGCCTATATCTAGGAAAACCTAATGCCCAAGCAAGAGCTCCTCCTCCTCCTCTGTATCCGACTCATCCGTAGTGGTCAACATCAATTGGGGCATATCTGAACAATTGAACCACCGATCAATATAACCATCATATGATGGAAACGTATCACGAGTGACCCACTGTTTCAAATTCATATCATCAATAACAGAACGAATGAATTTCATCATATGTTCAAATTTCTCCTCACCATGCCAAAATGCTTCGTAGGCGGCACTCTGTAGCACAGCTACTAATTGACACTCCTGAGTAATAACCTTAGAGCGTACCCATACGCAAATCATCTTCTCTATCGATTCAAACTCCAAAGGACACTTCCAAACTTGGATACCCCGAAAAGTATCGGCGACCCAACGTCGTTTCAAGAATGAAGTATCATCAAAATGAATGTATGCAATACTATTTTCACTTTTGTCGGCCATGGTGTATGTCACACCAATGATAGCCAACGTACGCTGAATAGCAGTGTGTGTAAACCAGGGCACTCTATCTGAAACCCCCATAATATTATCATCACCATAAGTCATCAAATGAACATTCTTTTTAAATGAAAAAACCTCCTTTTCAGGATTATTTTCGTAATAAGCATATCGAATGTACAAGCAATTAACTATCCCGTTAATAATAACGGTCAATGGCCATCCCGAAGGATTAGACCCAAAAAGCATCATGAGATCACCGAAAAAATTGATGTAGCAAAAGCTAACATCAATAGAAATACCAAGAATAATGTCCAAGGCATCAGCACTCATCCCCAAAGACATACATACCAAATAGATAAATTGGAAAGCAGCCAACATCCAAATACAGTGCATATTCTTATCATAATTCTTGTAATCCCCAGCAATAAACCGGTTCTCACCAAAAGCACAAAGATAATCCTTCATCTCACCCCATTCTCTGCCTTGACAGATTGTTCCTGGGCCTGATTCAAATACATAACGATTGTTCTGGACCACACGAATGAAAGGCAACAAAGCCATACGCACCACCAATGAAAAATCAAAAGGTGAACATACGAACAATCGCGTCTTTCCTATAAGTGCCTTCTCTGGAGAAACAGGTTCATCCTTGAGCTGGCAATTAAATATTGGTGAAGCACGCAAACGATTTTTGTATCGCTGCATAACGCGTTCCGAACGAGCCAATACATCCACATTCGGTTTAAATGCACTAGAATGACCATTCCGAGGAGGTGTCTCCTCTAAGAATTTGGTCTTTTTTGTAAGCCAAGGGAAACCCATACTCGTATTAAAATTCATCTTATCAACATAAGTGACTCCAGCAGCTCCATTAACCGCAGTATACATGTCATAAGCATGAATCTTTTCACCACCTAAAGCAGAAATAACTTCTGCAGCAAATACAACGACTATCATATTCAACACATTAGTATCAACGTTACCCTTCTGATGAGTCATTGAATCTAAAGCTTTACGTTTAGGTATCCAACCGTTCAACATGGGAGCCACCTTATCAGTGGTGTATCCAAATTCACCTGCCTTCTCACGCACAGGAGTGGATCTAACATTAGATTTATAACTTGAACGATTAACTATAACCTCTCCAATTCTCTTAAGTCTACCCGGTGGATTGTATGTCCCTGAAGCGGGATTCAAATCATAAAACTCATCTCGAGCCGCAC